CCGTCTTCTGCTGTTGGCAAAACACCTAGATTTCCATATGGGTCTGGGAGAGCAATTCCGCGCTCATCTGTGAGAGCAATGCCATTTGCGTCATACTGAACTGCCATCAAGTTATCTCCAATAGTGAAGCCACAACGTGCAGCCTGTTGGCCGTTGCTGCCGTGACCTTAATGATTTCGTCCTCTTGAACGGTGAGAGGCTGGGTCAAAAGCTCTACCGTCGTATTAGCACCGATTGCCTTAACTTTAAACAAAGAAAATACAGCGGCTGATGCGTCTGTAATTGTGACCGTAATTGTATCCGCATTCCCACTGTCTTCGGACACTAAGATTGACTTGATCAAAGTAGTGGTTGCGCTGGGCGCGGTGTACAGCGTTGTGGCATTTGTCGTTGTTAAATCGACCTTGGCATTTTTGTAATTATTAGCCATTAGCCCATGAACCACGCTGTAGCTTCGGCCTGATCAACGGCTGTCTGCAACCCCTGCGATGCTGCAAAATATGTCGCCTGCTTTTCAAGCTCCAGAGTGTTTACCAATCGCCCCATATAACCCTGCTGATATTGCTGGGGAGGTGACGGCAGTCGCAAGATTGCAAGGGGTGCTGCGCGGGTCATCGTAATCCATCCATCTTTGTGTCGATCCGAAGGTCACCAAGCCGCCATTCGTCTTGCGTACCTGTGCTTTCAAACTTCAAAGCAATTTGCCGACCCTTGACGCGAGTGCTGATTTTCTCTGTTGTAGACGTAATATTAAACGGCCCCTTTATGGTCTCGCTGGCGTTGGGATACTTGCGCGTATTCATGTATAGCGAGACGGTGCTATTGGCCCCCATCGTTGCGTCAGGAATAATCCGATCCACCATGTAAAGGTTTTCGCCCTCTGCTGTGATTTCACGGGGCGCTGCCTCAATAAATGCAGTCATCGCTGCACCATCGTTACTTGTTCCTGTCTCATGGTTGTACAAAAAGCCTTGAGGGCTAAATGCAAATGGTTTTTCGCGTGAGCCGAATGCATCGTTCCAAGCCGTTCTGTCCATTGATCCAATCGACCATACTTTTTCGTTGTAATTATAGGTCACATAACTGTCTGGCTCTGGATTAGTTGTCCCTGCTGTATTTTGGTCAGAGACATAGAACCACGTTACTTCGTTAAATTCGACATTATGACCAGCCACAGTTTTATCAAAAAATTGCGTTTGCAATCTATCAAAGACAAAATGTTTTAATGGACATGGTATTTCGTTAATTACACCATCGTATATATAGAACGATCTATTGCCCATCCAGTATGTATTGCCGTCAATTGCAATCATAGAGTTTAAGCCAATTGCGCTAGTGCCAGTACCAAGTAATCTGAACGAAAATATAAATGGCTCACCAACGAATGTCATGCCATACACAGCCTCGTCGGTGGATATAATTGTTTCTTCTCGCGTGTTAACCAAGGCAACAATTTTGGTTCCAACTTCAAGCCTTTGATCGCCAGCAGTATTGAGTGCTGTTGGAGCAAATTTTGTAAAATCTTCTTGCGTAGACCAACGCACTAACATTGGGTCTAGTGTTCCAGAGCTTCCATCGGCGGCAACATATACACTGGCTCCAGCGGCAATAAAATGTCTGTCGGGAAAGCTGACAACAGTTGCCCGAACTTCCGCAGGCACAGACGCTGCTCCTGCCAGACTGGACACAAGAACGGCCCTTGCTGTTGTTGATCCAGATGTATCCCAGTAATATATCTGTCTGCCTCTGACATTGGCAATTAAATCTTCGCCCCAAATATTTAAACTCCATGAAGAGTTTTCAAGATTTACTTGAGACAAAGACAAAGACCTTGGTGTGTTCCAAGTTGATTCATTCCATCCACCAACACCCCAACCAAGCGCGGGAGCAGCACTTTGTGTGCCTAATCCTTCGGCAGAACCAATAAGATATTTTATGTCTATTGTTGTACCGCCGCCTGTGGCACCACTTGTTGCTGCATCGGGCGATTGTATTGAATAAGAATTAGAGTCAATATAAGTTATTTGATACCCTGCCATTCTGTTAATTGTTTCGGCAGATATGCCGCCTGTGGCAGTGGCAGAATTTATTACAACAAAATCACCGTTTGAAGCTCCATGAGAGTTATCGGTTACAGTAATAGTTGTGCTGCCACTTGTTACAACCAAAGGATTAGAGAGATTACTTGTGGTTTTTCGCAGCGGCGTAATGTCATAAATCGCGTTGTTTTGAATTATGTAAAGATGATTGTCTGTCCCGACAGCTATTCTGTCAACACCATCAGACGCTCTCCAAAAAACTATTTTTCGGCCAATGCCAGTCAGCGTAGCTTCAGTAGATGTTGTTTGCCCAGACGAATCTAATGCGTAAAATTTGTCTTTTTCCCATCCACCAATTTTCTCTGGGTATCCGTTAACAAAACGAACAAGGTCACTGTCCACATAAAATGGGCCGTTTTTGCCAGCAGAATATTCTGTGGTATCTTTGACGATGCCAGCGTTGTATTTCAGCAATTGCAGTGACATCAGAACATGGTCTCAAAATGTGGAGCATCGATAAAGGGCCTACGTCCCTGTGATCTGCGAATGTCTATATAGCTGTTCATAGCGTCCTCTGCGCTACCCTCCCAAGCACCTAGATCATTAACAGTCCACGCAGCGCCCCAGCGTAGCTTTACGCCCACAGCCTCTGCGCCTTCTTTCATGGCGTCTGCAATTTCATCATAGAGGTTCAGTTCCCATCTGCCGCCATCGCAGTAAGCCATCAAATCAACGGCGTTACCGTCAATGTGTTTTGACTTCATGGTTTGCGAAGCCCCTTTTGCAACCAAAGCACGTTGCTCGTCTATTGTTCGCAGTCCACAAATTACCGAAAAGTCTTGTTTGGTAACACCTATGGCGTACTTAACAACAGCCACCATTCTTTCGTCTACACCGTCCAGCCTAGATAGACTTCGTTTGCTTAACTTGTAGCCCATAATTATTTCCCTGCATATTTACTGATTGCCCGATTTCCAAACCAGAATGCCAGAACTGCGCTGAATAATCCAGATGTCTCCCCATCCCACATGAGATCGACGGCCTGCATCCAGTCTCCACCAGCCTGCGTGACTTTGACCATAATTACTACTTTCGTAGCTACGAACAATCCGAAAAAGGCATAAGTAACAACAGGACGAACAGAACCCCGAAGACCGTTGATAAATCCTCCAGCGTCGATAGATCGATCATGTTCATACAATCCCCTTGTTTCTTCGATATCTGCCTTCTTATCTAGCTCGACCAGCTTCATTTCAGACCGCTTTTGTGCAAGCTCTGTTTCGATTTGCATCATTTCAATGCGATGCTTTTGCTGCTGATTGGCCTTAAAGTAATCAAGAACTGACGGCAAAAACGATGATCCGAAGCCCAGCAGGCTTCCCAGAAGAGCCATCATGCTTTTTCCCCATTTATGAAGATGCCAAAACAGCCAGTGAGTGCGCCCATACAGACGCTAACCAACCCCGCTTGGGCATTTGTTACTTGATCGGGGGGTATCGACATAAACCAGTGAACACTTTGATACGTCAGCACCGTAACAGCCAGCATCATTATTCGCGGCAAAACTTTGAATTTATCAAACGTCTCTGGTGTCATAATTTTACCCCATTTTTATTAACACAGTCATAAGCATCAAGATTATTGCCGCACTGGCACCGATCATAATTCCTTCTAAACGCTTAATGCGCGTAAAGACCTCTTTGAATTGTATCCGCACCTCTGTTTGCAAAGCAACAACATCCCTTTCCAGCGCAGAGACGCGCTCATCTATATCTGGCATGGTCAAAATAAACTTGCTTAACCCAAGAGGTCACATCTATTAGATCATTGTGTGCCTTTGTAAAGTCTGGGTGACAATATGCTGAGTGCATAACTTTTTCTCTTGCATCTTTCATTTCACCATGCACGACTTTAATTTTGTACATCAATTCTGGGGGGATAAGTTTCATTCAACCACCTTTTGAGGCCACTCTTCAAGATTAAGAACAGGCCAATTTGAAGAGTTTTCAAGATTTCTTAAAGTTGCACGGTACGTTGCCCAAGCAGTTGTCATGGTGGGAGTGTCTGAAAGACCCATCCAATCCGTTGCTTCAAGTAATTGCTTTACAACAGCCATTGTCCCTTCATCGGTCATAGAATTAGGGTAATTGTTGGCATACAAATTCAACACTGCTTCATCGTACATTGTTTTATCCTTTAAACTCTATTATGACAGCTTGCCCCACTTGAAAGCCCCGTCCCGCAGTGCCAAAACTACTTGCTCCGTAGGCTTTTGGTTCTCTAGTAAACAATGGAGAAGAGCTTGGCCCGTACAACAAAACTAAGTCTGTTGGAGTCACTCCAAAAGTCGCTCCATCTGGGCCATGACCAGTGTCATAATGACCATAATATGTACCAGAATCATATCCTTCAGAAGTAGGTTTTGCATTAGTCCCACCAGCAGGTAGATAGAACTCTTTTCCTACATAATTTGTCCAAGCAACAGCATTACTATCCCTACTACCCCCTACTCCACCAGCAGTTGCAGTACCATCGTTGCCTCCTAAACCGCCACCGTGTCTCATGTTTTGACTACTGTTTTGGTTTGATACCCAAACAGTACCGTTATAAAGTTTGCCTGTCCCAGAATTTGAAGTACCATTGTAAGCTCTTCCACCAACACCCGCTGGTGAACCGCTTCCAGCCCCCCCAGAAAGGACAAGATTAGCGTTGTTGTAAGTGGTTCCAGAGGAACCTCTTCCCTGACCACCGTTAGCGTTGAAATCGCCACCGCTGGCTACTCCACCATTTAAATCACTGGTAGGGTTGTAAGACAATCCACCTTGCGGGTATCCTGCGTACATATCAACCCCCGTGCCGTTTACACGTAGTCTAGAAGCGTCATTTGGAGTGCCAACATTTGATTGATCCTGCACTTGATAATTTCCAGAAATAGTCAATGACGAAGGCAAAGAAGATGTAATTATCTTTTCGGAGTAAGAGCTTCCACCACAACCAGCAGAGTAATACACGGTACTTCCAATACTTC